TAACTGTGCGAGCATTGGCTAGATCAGTACGCATAGCATGTAAGCCATCTGTATAGCTGTTTACTGCATTTCGAGCAAATGGTGCTCCTGCACTATTGCGTAACGGTGCTGTAGGATGGTGCCTAGTTCCGTCGTAGCTTGGCGGCGGCACGCCGTTAAATCCTGCCGCAGGTATTAACGGTAATGGTAAGTTAACCGATACTTGCTCAGGAAATGTTCCAAAACTATAACCTGATGGTTGAGTCCAGATGTTTAATGCCATTAATCACGCCCCATCAAGTTTATTGTCTGTACCATGTGGTGTTGCTTGCTCTATAGATATATGTGAATGTTGTTGGTGCTGTAACTGCTCCAGCAAATGTTCCTACCAAAGTTGCACCACCTGTTCCTGCCAGTGTGGCATTGTTGACTGCTACGGTAAATCTTAGTCTTTGCCCATCCACAACTCCAGTATTAGGAAATGTTGGTGTAATAGTCAAAGCAGTTGCAGTAACAAGTAAAATATTTTCTGTTACTGTATTACTTAATGAATAAGTGGCTGTTGTTGCAACAGTGATATAATTGGGAGGAGTAATTTCTAAACCCACTCTCTTTATATTAGTTACGGCAGTGGCGCCAGCAATAGTAGTTGTACCAGTACTAACACCAATATTGACAGCCAATGCTGTAGCACCCAAATTGATCGTACCAGTAACACCACCGTATATGTTGGCAGTACCGGTGGTAACATTAGAAGTAATTGTACTGGTACCGCTTGTACCATTACCTATAATACTCAATGTGCTGTTACCAGAATTATTACCAATACTCACAGTACTAGCAGTACCACCAATGTTGACTGATCCAGTAACTCCTACAAACACGTTGGCTGTGCCACCTACCACATTGGAACTTAGACTAGCTGTACCAGTAGTGGTATTTCCGCTTATACTTAAAGTATTATCTTTAGTAGTTGAACCAACATACAGTGTGGTTGCACTGGCCGCATTGGCCGCAACGTTGATGGTTGTTGATGCACCAAACGCATTGATAGTGGTTGCTGTGGTGTTGTATAAATTAAAACTTGTACTTGCAGTGTTTACACTTATGTTAAATGTAGGACTGCTAGCAGTTAAAGTATTACTAACAGTCGTGGTCCCAGTATTTGCACCAATAGTTATGGCTGTGCCTTGACTGAACAAATTGGCAGTTGTTGGACTGGGAAAGAAACTGGTTGAAGCACTACTGGTATCGATATTGGTAATACCAGTAATACTACCGTTGATTGTGGGGCTGGTCAAAATAGGACTGTTAGAAAATACAATAGATCCAGTGCCAGTGGTACCAGTTGATGTAGTACCGCCTAAAGTTATATTTCCACTAAATGTGGGATTGCTGAGTGTGGGACTGGTACCAAATACTAGAGCACCAGTACCAGTAGGGTCGCTCATGATGGTTCTTAATTGCGAACTGGTTGTTGTTCCAAACTGTCCTAATCCAGAACCTGCAACAGCCAGCGTACCACCAGTAGGCAGTGTGAGATTGCTATTGCCAGACAAATTCAATGTGAGGTTGTATCCGCCGCTGGTGACCAAATTACCAGTCAGTGTTAATTTATGATTGTTGCTGTCTTCTAGACCAACAACAGTGCTGTAGTTACCAAAATTAACGTGATTGTTGGTTGACAAGAAACCAGTACCAAAATCTACATTATATCCTCTTGATACTGTGTCGTATCCAGTAGGGTAACTGAATGATCCTAGATCCACAGTGAATGTGTTATTACGCATCAACAATGCTAAAAGATTATCGCTTATTCGTTGGTCGTAGCCATGAACTGTGGTTCGTGTATCACCACCTGAAATATAAAAATTATTGAGATTTAAATTACCACCTAGAATGGGACTGGTGTCTTTGCTGACCTTTGTTGCCGATTCTAAATTTACTGTGTTGGTTGTGCTGGTGATAGTAACACTGGCTCCGGTACTAGTGAGGCTTTTGAAACGTAAATTTGTTAGATTCTTATCAGCCCATATACCAACTCCTGTACCTAGGTTGGCAGCACTTGAAATACCAGAGGTCAGTGTCAGGGCCGCAAAATTGCTGTTTACTTTGGTAAACGCAGTACGTAGGTCATCCCCGGTGCCATCGTTTGCATAAGTTCCTAAATTGATTGTTTGTAATGACATGTTTGCGCTCTCTTTTAGTATTTACCGTATCTTAATAAGTGCTACCCAACGCTACACGACGCCATGTATTTGTTGCTATACAAACATAAAGGTAAGTAGAATCGTAACTAATTTGCCCAGCAGTACCGACGGCAGTTGATGTTTTGGTACCGTTGGGCACTGTTCCCGATGCTGTATACAACTCTGTAAAATTTGAGTTAGCTTTTACAAAAGCCGATCGTAGTGTGTCGCCAGTTTTGTCGTTGGCAATAGTACCTACATTTATAGTTAGTTGTGACATTAATTTCTCCCCACAGCAACTTCAATTATGCCAGCTTCGCCATAATCTTTGTCTTGTAATGCTTTGCCAATTATGGCGCCCAATGTTGGTGCTAATGCCTTGACAGCATAGCCTGGTGTGGCCGCAGTAGTCAGCATGTCGCCTTTCTTAACACGGCCCACTACCTTGCATGGCACACGCCCTGCCAATGCCACAAGATTCTTCAATCCAGGACAATCGCTGTACATGATGTAGGCCGCTTTGTCTTGAGCGCCAACAACTCCAGCAACTCTAGTGTCGTTGATTTGTGTAGTTGTGGTAATTTCTTTATCACCACCAAACACAACAACTGTGCCAACTTCGTATTCAGCATCGCCTTCATAGTACTCGGCCAAGTCAGCTGAGTATGTGGCAATCATGGTTGAACCACTTACAAGACTAAATTGTCCTCTAAAGGTCGCAGTACCAGTGGTATTGGCCGCATGTGTTGTGTCGCCGGCCACAATTGAATTAACAAATGTAGTACCGCCACTCATGTCCACATAAGAGTTTAGTGTGGTTGTGCCAGTGGTACTGGTTACTCCAGCAACTGTCATGAAATTGTAACTTGAACCAGTGCCACCTGTGGCAGCTCCACTACCACCACTACCAAACGGAGCATAGAATTTCATATCAGTTGTGCTGGTAGATGTTATAGCAGTATTGCCGTTTATCAACAACGAAGTGATATCTATCACACCAGTTCCGTTACTGATTGGTATAGTGTTATTACCGTGTGTACTACTCAGTGTTTTGATACCGTAGACGTTACCATTACCAACAACAGTCTGTCCGTTGATTGTGGCATCGGCATTGCTAAGTGCCACCATAACACCTGTGTTAGTAAAGAACTCGTTGGTTACAGCGTTACCATTTTTTGCCACAGTGCTGAATGTCACTGCAACTGGGCTTATTGCCGCGCCGTTACTGCCTATACCAGTGGCGTTTGCTAAAACATTTCCAGCCGCAATCTTTGCTATCTTGGTAAGAGGTATGCCTGTAGCAGTCACAGTATTTGATAATACCAATGTTCCAGCATCTACCAAACTTACCCAACCGTTAGACTGTGTAAAGATGTTAGCATCAAAACTGCTCAAACCATTGGCTGCTTGTATCTGTGCTGAATTGCCTGTCGGAGCACCGACTGTAACAGTTGTATTACTAACCGTAGTAACTGTTCCTTCTATAGTAGTTGTATATGTTGCACCTGGAACATTCAACAACAACTTGCTTTGTTGTATGTTAGCAGTGGTACCCACCATGCTGTCCAATATCACATTGCTACCTAAACTGGATGTCACTGTACTACCTAGTCCGCCGTTGTAAGTAAGGTTAACAGTATTGCCTATTATGTAACCATAGTTACTAAAATTATTGTTGCTCAATGATCCTGAACTATTAACATTGGCCATAGTCACACTGCCCACAGTAGCCGCAGTAACAGTGAAAATTCCAGAGTATGTGACTGGATTAGTTCCAGTGATTGTAACGGTGCTACCCACTGGGAACGGTATAGTATTTTGACTGGCAAATGTCAATGTAGCAACATTTGCGGTAGTACTGCCGCCGGTGATAGCAATACTGTTGTATCCTTGTGGAACAGTGATATTTCTCCATCTACTGCTAGTCCAGTTGAGTGTGCCGCTGGCCGAAGTCAAACTAAGGATAGGTCCGTCAAGCAAAGTACTAACAGTTATTTGATTTGTGTAAACACTGGTAATATAATATGTACCAGGATTTAATTGTCCAAAACCTGTACCTGTAAATGTAATTGTATCGCCAATTTGTAGTGTTGCAACTGTGCTGTTAGCACTTGCAGTAAGTGTTATTATGTTGGTGGTTGTGGTACTTGTTGCAGTACCAGTGGTTGTGTCATAGATTAATATGTTTCCTGCTGACAATGTGGTTGTAACAAACGACATAGTACCCGAGGCAGTTCCAGGATTGAATGCAGACCCTCCAGCACTTGTACTAACTGTGATGGTATTTGCTCCGTACTGTACACTCAACACATAATAAGTGGTACCAGCGGTGATATTTCCTATAGCAGGATTAGGATTAACAATGCCAAAAACAATAGTGTTTCCTACATAAATGCCGCTCACAGTACTCAATGTGATATAGTTACCTGTGCTGGTTACTACCGATACAGAACCTTGAGTATTAAAATTAACATCTCGATCCTGAGAAAGATAAGCTGTGCCGTCCACATACAGTTTGGTTGCGGAATCGCTACCACTAACAGGAGCACTCAAACCAATCACACGATTGTTGTTCATGTTGAGATTCTGTGCCATAGGTGTTACACCATTCAATGCCATCACACCCGGACCAATTGCATTATTGGGAGTTATTGGCCCACCGCTCTTTGTTATCCCAAGTCTATTGTCAATGTAACTTATGATTGCACTTTGTACTGGAACAATGGTTGGCAAGTTATCACTCATGGTAGAGTCGGCACTAAACTGGTTAATAGTTACGCCTGTTTTGAATCCCAAGCCACTCAAGTTGCTCAATGCAATACTTGCACTGAATGTAACTGTACCAGTGCCTTGGTCAACTCTAAAGAATTTACCCACATTGAAAATACCATTTTCATCTGTGGTCACATAGAACACACGACCTGTAGTTTCTTCGTACACTTGATTGGATTGTATAGCCGCAATCGCTGGCGGCCCATAAATTGTGTTTGGATAATTACTGGTGTTGTATCCACCGGTACCTATCAACAAGAAGTCATGGCCAGTTGCACGGCATGTACTGATATTGGTAATAATCTGTGCGCCGTTGTTACTTGCATAACCAATTCTGAAACTGTATGTGGTTGCTGAACTTAATGGTTTGCTCAATCCCAGGGCATTGCTAGTACTTGTTGTGGCTTCAATTGTGATGTAACTGGTTGTACTGGCGCCCCATGTTCCAGGATTACTTGGATAAGTCAATGTAATGGTTGAGCTTGATCCAGTAGCAGTTGTACATACAAACGTGCCATTGTACAATCCGTTGGTATTGTTATAAACACGATAGTATGCACCGCTTGTTACGCTAGTAGCTCCACCACTTAGTGAAAATGTTACAGGATATGTTCCATTACCATTAACACTGCCTACACTAGGAGTACCGCTTACTGTTAACTGTGTACCAAATGTAAATGCTGTTGCCACATAAGTCATGTACGGTGTTGTACCGTTAAGCGTACCAATAGCACTACTTACAGGAACAAAAGCTGGCCCCCATGGGGTTTGACTCACAGTGATATTACTACCACCTACGGTTAAGATATAGTATGCAACGCCAGAAACTAAATTACCCAATGCTATACCATTTAACCCAGTAGTAAAGATAATTTGATTACCCGGAGTTAGTGTTCCGCCGATGCTACTGATAGTTATTACATTACCTGAGTTTACCAGTGTAGCAACAGTTCCTGTTGCCGCACCAATCTGACTTGGATATTGCACTGTTATTTGTGTGCTTGGTGTTTGTGTAAGTACTGTTCCCGAATATGTTGCTGTGGCTGATAAAACCACATTAAATGTAGCAGTACCGTAACTTGCTGACAAAGTTACTGGAGGACTGTTTGTATAACCTGAACCGCCGTTGGTTACTGTTACCGCAGTGATGTATCCGTTTGCCACAGTTGCCGTGGCCTGTGCCGCAACAGTTGGACTACCGCCATTAAATGTCAATGATGGGGCAGTTGTGTATTCTCCACCACCACCGCTAACAATAGAAATACTAGCAACTGATGTCAGGAAGTTAGCAGTGATTGCCGCACTTGCTGGCAGCCAGCAAGCAGGACTTACCACAAAGGTTACACCGTCGGCTGACACACTTTGTACCATACAATTTGTAGGTATAATTGCGCCAGAGGCAGTGCTAGCCAAATACATGCCTATTTGCAAATTGGTAGTACTTGCAACAGTTATGGTTGATTGATTGGTGTTGCCTACAATTTGATATGTGCCATTAAATGCAGTTGCACTTGAACCCGATATTGTAAGATAACTATCTACCGGTGGTATCACTGGAGTTGGATTGGCAACAGTTTGTGTATTAGGCACATTGTACGTTACGTATTCATATCCAGTTCCATTAACATTATATTGTGCTGCCGCCACACTTAGTGCCGCAGGTGCAACTCCAGTTGCAGAATTATTAACAATGGGGTTTGGATCAGTAGTGATATATGCGGCAGTGGTAACACCTACTGCGCCATTCAAGAAATACACACTTCCACTAGGAGTTCCTGTGGCCGATGCTGTGACTGGAATACTATAGTATCCAGTATTGGCATTGTACGTAGCGGCACCAGTTGTTTTCTGTCCAGTGGTAAATCCACCCGAGTTATAAACAATTAATCCGTTAACCACTGTTCCAGATAGACCTGTAACTCTAATAGTTGTACTACCACCGGTGCCACCGTCAACATACGTTGCTACGGAATAATTGGACGGAGGTGTATAACTTATAATTCTATGCACACGCCCGTTCAAACTGGTAATATAATATCCAAGATTAAGCTGGCTTGCAGTGGCAGTATTGGTCACAGCACCTACAGCAATCTTACTATCGCCAATTCTAGTGCCAAGTGTTTGAGTTGAAAACCAAACTTGTGCTCCAACTTGCGGAGGAATAGCTGTGCTTGGTGTGCCTGATACAATTATAGTACCAGTACCAGATGTCCAACTAGACACAGTTTGTCCAGCGAACCCTATGCCACCAATGGCCATACCACTTACCGGTGTTCCTGTAACAGTGTTTATAACCAATGAGCTAGTGCCAGGAGTCCAAGACACAACTGTACCAAAGGCATAACCAGTAGGGTACGCTGTTGGATCTGCAATGCCAATAGATGCAACATCGGAAGCCACTTGATAATAGTTAAACGAACTGTCCATCTGCACAATGGCAGTGGTTTGATTTATGTTAAACAGTTGGTAACTTAACAACCCAGCGGTATAAGTGCTCGGTGGTCCGTTTAGTGTTACAGCAACAACCCCACCAAATGTGTAACTACCACTAACATTGTCTGTTAAGGTAACAGTTGTGCCTGTTATGGTTACCAACGGTACAGTAGTACTACCTAACACATAACTTGTGCCTACAAACGTATATGTATTTGTTGCTATACTATAAGGTATACCTACTCCTCGCACCAACATGCCTGCCACAATACTTGAAGCACTTGCTACAACAAAGCTACTGGCACCGGACGATCCGCTGACTGATGTTGTTGAAATACCGCCACTAATCACTGTAACAGCATAGGTATTAAATGTGCCGTTTAGGCCTGCACCCGTCACCAACTGACCAACTGATACAGCACTAGCATTGCTGCCTACAGCCATTGATAATTGCACAACCGCACTGCTGGTGCTGGCTGAAGTTACAAAACCCGTTGCCGCAAGTTGTTGATCAACCAATGTCTCACCAGTGGACTCCACTAATCCATAAGAAAGTATTCTATAGATTGATGATAAATTACTTGTGTATTGTAAGCTGGTGCTTGGTCGAGTAGGTTTAACCGTTGCAACGTTTGACAATTTTACACTTTGTAATACACGTATGGTTATTATTTGTCCGTCGTACAGTGGGTATTGTAATCCTCCAGCAGTTGTACTCGAACTTCCGCCACCAGTGCTTATGTTTAATTGCAATACATCTTGATTAGAACCATTATATGTAACTTGTATACCAGAATGCTGTATACTTCCAATGGCATATCTTGCCACACCACCGCCTTGTTGGGTATGATCAATTTCTACTTCTGAATTTGCAAATGGTTTGTAAGACCAGCCATAGACAGAAATCACCAAGGCCGGAGTTGATGCAGTAGGTGTCATTGCTGTTGCAGTACTGCCTTGTTTGTAAACTCTAGCAGTTTGCACCATGTCTGAAACTAAATTGACAGCATTTGGTATAGCAGTAGTATCTGCACCGGTAGCACGTAATCCATAATTACCGTTGGCGTTTGAACCTCCTACGCTACGAATTTGTCCACCGTTCAAACTCCAGTAGGCAGTATGATTGTAGTAGGTAAATGTTGAAACTTGTTCAGTCAATCCATTGTTGGACGCTACAATACCATATCCCAAATCGTTGATCTGTGTAAAATCGTTAGCCAACATACTACGATTACCAGCAGTCTCAAAATAAACCGGTAAGTTGCCGCCTGCTGTCACATATGTTTGTATGGTTGAAATAGCAGTTGATCTGTTATTAGATATATTAGTCCAATCGGTCACAACACTCGATGGAGTCTGTGCAGATATTGTAGGGGCATTTCTAGTATAGCTACCAAAGCTTCCTGAGCTAATATAATCTCGAATCATGTATGCAATCGCTTGGGCATTAGCCACTTCAGCTGATGCATAACTGCCACCATTGGTTTGTTGAATTTGATTGTTACCGGCACTTGGATATCCGCTTGCAGTAGTTGTACCTGCTAATACATAACCTAATACTGTGTACAATCTATTGTAGGAGTCTGCACAAAGTGTTTTTGTACTTCCTAAAACTTGAGTAGCATTACTATAAAATGTTTGTGCTAGGTCGTAGGACATACTGTTGCTATTAGCCGGAGCAGTTCCTCCGTTTGTATACAACAAATCGTATGTTATTGCATCTAAAATATATCCTAAATCTCGTTGACTCTTAGCCGCACTGTAGTCAGCGTAATTAGAAATAGTGTATTGTGTTGCGATCCATGCTGTTATCTCCTGTTGAATAAACGCTTTATTCTGCTGAATTAAATTCTTTGCATTAACCCGTGTGCTACCGCCGGCACTGACCGGAGTGGGATATGTTATTGCTGGAGCACTTGATGCGTTTGAATTAATAATGGTGTTTATGGTATTGAGATTTGGCGCAATAGATGAGGAATTTGTAATCCCCAATGTTCCAATATATGTTCCAACATAATTAACCGCCTGGGTCAACAATGCCAATTGCAAACCACTTGGTTTTTGTAGCAATGCCACCAGTGCGGCTTTGATACTTTGATAGTTACTACCAAACACCATGTCATAACTAACAGCATCCACAATGGTACCAACAGTGGTATTAAGAGCAGTATACGAATTACCAAATGCCACACTTGGACTGAATGGTGTGCTGTTGTCCAATGTGATAGTTGCTTGCGGAATACCAAAGGTATAAGTTCCACCGGCCTGTGCAATCAATGCTGACGTTAATCTAACTGTGGTACTTCCAGGAGTATAACTAGGACTCACATATGTCAATGCTTGTACACCGGTACCTGTTACCAATTGCCCGGCAACAATGCCGGTAGCACTGGTTACTACAAAGCTGGTACTGGTAGCAGTACCACCGCTAGACCATGTGGTTGTGGCCACTACAGAATTTGCTGTCCATGATGTTATATCGTTGACCTGATAGCGAGCACCTTGTACGAAGAAACTGCATGGCACTTGTGGAGGTCTCACATCTAAACCTGTATTTTGAGTTCCTATAACAGTGAGGCTAGTGCCAGCAATACCGCTATTTGAAGCTCCGATAGTTGTTATACTGGCTGAAATTCTTCCGGTGAATCCATCAATTAACTGACCGCCAGCAAATCTTTGTTTATTAATACTACCGCTAAAGCTACCGCACTCTTGTGCATAAGGTGATTTGGTCTTAATCTGACCTTCTGGATCAAGCACCATTCCAAATCCACCATGGCCTTGCATGGATATCAATTTCAAACGTGTTGCATCATTGACCATGAACACGTCGATCAATTTGTTGTTCAGGGGAGTAGAATATGGATTCTGTGGATCTGATAGATAGAACCGTCCTAGATTCAATCCACTGTATAGATGCCAAGATCCGGATGCAATTGGGGTATTGACTTTGTTAGTGGCAAATGGATACACCACAGTACAATACATCACATTACCGCTCACAGTATTGATCACAGCTTTTCCGCATGTACCTGTGTCAGTAGTGGCATCCATAAGCACCAGTCCAATCCAAGATTGCAAAGCATTACCGGTGGCCAATACAACAGATATAGTTCCAATCGCGGCACTTATGGTAATGGCACTGGTAGTTGCATAATCAAGTCCGCCGCGTCCTAAACTTGGAGTATTCACTTGACCAGTTTGCAACCCGTCGGTAAAAGCATCGCGCCAGAAGAATGTTTTCACCCAAGGACTTTGACTAATACGGTCAATAGGTCTAATCAATACTCGTCTGAAATCATCACCTTTAACAGTAGTGTTGGTTGGAAGTTTAATTGGAAAATCTTCGTAGTAAATACCGCTTTCTACATTGATGGTAATTTGTTGATTGGGCACAGTTTCAGCAAAGTCCAATGTACTATTGGGAGCAAAGAATCCGGGTTGTGTCAATTTTAACACAATGGTGTCATATGACAGCGTAGTTCCTTGAGCATACGAAATAATAACGCCCTGAGCTCCAGTAACATTATCAAGTAAAATTTTACCTGGAATAATTTTTACGTCTGTTGGCACACCTTGATCAACAAATCCTTTACCACCGTTGCCAAATTTTATAGTCCATAAACCAGTGCCGTACGACACAACACTATCTGCTATACTAGCATATCCGTTCTGAATAATGCCTAAGATATAATTCGTATAGTTATAGTTTAAAGTAGCAACAGCATTGGTTGCATTTCTAGATCCGGTGTAGTCACCTTGCGTAACTGCTATTTGATAGCGTATTGCTCTAGTCTGATTAAGAACTTGTACAATTAGTGATTGTGCATATTGTATACCGTCCAGCGTTTGTACATATTGTGTTCCGATGGCTATTGTTTGTGCAGATGCATTTTTGTAATAGGCTTTGCCAGCATTGATACTTTGATAGTTACCCCCAGTTACAAGATCAATGGTGCTTGCGTCTACAATATATCCAATGTCTCTATAACAAGTGGATTGCACATAAGTAAATCCTGTGTACTTGGCAGTTAAATTGGCAACAACAGTGTTGGCCATAACTGTGCTGTTGGCTAGTACCACTTGGAATCCACCGTATACCGAGCTGTTGCTATAGAACACTGTAACTGGTAGTACTGCCGCAGTATTGCTGACCAGTTTGGCAATGTTAAGAATGTCTGTGACTCTTAAACCTATATCAGTGGTCGCGGCTGACCCTCCACCAGCACCAGTAGTCTGAGTATTAATATAGCTGTATCCGGACACTCCAGCAATGGTTACATTGGTTGTTGCGGATGTTAAATTTGCAGCCAGTCTATTTTGTATACGATCAGCCACTCTAGTTCTTTCGTCTGCGGTAGTGATCAATCCATAAATCTGATAAGCTGCCGCCACACTGGCCACGTTAACTTTGTTGGCATTTGTGGTATAACTGATGTCATATGCCACGGCTTCTACAATAGATTTAATATAATTTTGAAATAATGCACTGTTGAATCCAGAAGGTACACCATATGTGTACACATAACTGTAATAGCAATCTTCTGCAAGAAACTTAGCATTTGACAACAACAGTGATGCGGCAACAGTATACCCAGACAATGCGTTAGCTATACTGGTTGGTATGGTTGGAACTGGTCTCAAATAGGTAGTATTGTCCACACCATAGGTCAATATCTGTGTTGCTGTGGTTGTTAATGTAGACAATGCATTAGCAAAATCGGTATTGTTAATAACACTAAAATTAGGACTTACCAAATCAACAGTTGTGGTATAGTTTGAGTATGCTGTAGTAGAATTTGATGTTGCAACATTGTTTCTAAATGACAGTTGTTGCCCACCTACTCCTGTGAAGTCAGCATACGATATCGTGGTAGCGGTGCCTGAAATTGTGATAGTGGTTTTATTGTTTGTAACAGTGGGCTCAGCGGTGGCACTCACCGCACTTTGTATCAGCGCAATATTACTAATTATTGCTAGAGATAATGTGTCTCCGGCAGTAATGCCACTATACGATCTATTGATGTATTGAGTTATGGCAGTTTGATAAAGTACAGTGTTGGAACCACTTGATCCTAACTGTGTGTTTGTAATAATATTTTGCGCAAGAGTTTTTAAATAATTTACAGCATTTATTGTGGCTGTTTTTTCTGTACTGGCTTCTTGGAATACATCAGCGTATCCAAATCCCCAGTATTGCAATGCTGAGTACACGCTTTGGCTGTTACCGCCATACATGAGGTCGTAGATTAAACTTTCTACAATGTACCCCATATCTCGCTTGCAGGTAGTTTGACTGTAAGTTAAACCTGGGAAGTTTGTGGTCAGATATCCAATAACTTCTGCTTGCACAAATGCAATGTTGTTCAGTAACAAATCTCTAGCACTTTTCTGTGCTGTGGTAGTCAACGGTGATAGTGTATTAGGATATGTTGGTACTGGTGCAGTTCCACCTTGCAATATATTCAATACCGTGGCAATGTTAGATGCCAGTGCAGGTGTAACAGAATTTAAACTTGAAACACTGTTACCACCGCCAATGGTTGTGGCCAATAGTCTTGAATTGAGTTGGTTAACAGCATATACAATTTCAATCACGCTCAATCCAGTATTATAGCCTTTGAAATTGAGTGCCGCAAAAATACTTAGATGATTGGTGCCTAAGGATATATCGTCTCTAAGTGCATTATATAACTGGTTCATGTAATTTGTAACCAGCGTGGTATTGTAAGAATACGATGTTATCTGAGCAGGTGTGAGATTAACAATAGCATCTTTAAATTGCGGCAATTGATTTGCCACTAATGAAATATTACCCGAGTTGTTGTTGAACAAATTAGATAAGAATGTTATGGTATTGAAATTGGTTCCTAAAACAATATCATAGCCAAGGCCTTGGATATAAGTTTTAATCAAATTGTTAATTGATAGATTAAATGTCACATTACTGCCATTAGATGATGCAGTATTGGCAACACTCAATGTGATAGTGAGGTTTAGAATAGCAGTCACATATGCATTTGCACCAATAAATGTACCAGTTACAAACTGCCCAACAACTATATTAGAAAAAGATGACACGTTAATGGTGAATTGTCCAACAGTACCTGATGCATTGACAACAACTACACTGCTGTTTGGGACAAAAGGAGTCACATATTTTTTGTTGATGTATGCTACAGTTTCTGCTTGGATAAATGCTTTGTCGCGTTGCAATAAAAATTGTGCATCGATATAGGCCTGTACACTGTTGTTGCCGTCGGTCTGTACAACACCATCTGATAAAATCTGACTGGCCGTGGTTAAATTATTTTGTGTATAATAAATGGTCTGTCTATAAGGACCGGGTTCTACCTGTGATAAACTAATCAAATTCTGTGCTTGTAATGCGGCCGCCCCCACGCTTCGGTATGCATAAGCCCAACTGCGACCGTTGCGTCCAGTAGGAACTTTGCTTTGTGTGTCATCTCCGCCTGTGGATACAAACAAATTTACATTGCTGAAACTGGTATTGGCATCAACATAAAATTTACTAGCCGCTTGCAAGTCACTGCTGGAGTTTGGTGTGCCATAGCCAGCTAATGGTGTAGGGTGATCGTTGAGATTCAATGTGCCAGTCATGGAGTCGCCGCCGCGATACACAACATCTTTGCGTTGCATTATCTCAGTTGGCAAATAGTTACTGGTCAATGTAGAGTTATAATCTGGATCTGTGGTCTGCGGAACAGCGGGTTGGGAACGACTTTTGATGGCAGCACTGACAGTGTATGTGCCTGCACTGGTCGGTGTGTAATAATTACCAGCTCCTGGTGAAGTGATGTTACTGGCCACAGCGGAAATGAAGTTTCTCACTCCGTAGTTGACTGTTACTGCTGTTTGGTTGATCGAAGTTGGATTGGCCGGGAAAGTAACAGTGTTGAAACGATTGATATTGGCACTGGTTGGATCAGGAATATTACCAATGAGATTGGAATTGGCATTCATCTCGTAACCCAGAGTTGGGTGAGTATCTGACTGCAACGCGGCCGCTTGTGTGCTGAGATTTATGCCACTGGCAGTATGGGTAATGGTCACAGACGAATCATTACTGGTCAACGATCTAGCACTTAATGTTGCGCCAGTACCGTGACTACCTACAATTAGTTGGTCAGCAGTATAGGTAGTTCCATCAGTTAAGGTATTTAAAGTTAATGTTCCGCCTAGGCCAAACACTGCATACAGTTCGGAAAAATTCTGATTGATCTTGATAAAACTCTGGCGAATACTGTCGCCGGTACCGTCGTTGCCTTGGATACCTACGTTGATAACTTGTAGTGTCATTTATTATACTCCGAAACTGCTGCCACAGCCGCAGGTTGATTGTGCATTGGGGTTTGTTATTACAAATTGGCTGCCTGTGAGATCGTCTTTGTAATCTATATCAGCGCCTGTGAGATATGTCATGCTCATGCTGTCCACTAGGATCTTGAAAGTGTCAACTGGGATTTCAAAATCGTCTTCGTTTGTCACTTCATCAAATGTGAATCCATAGCTGAATCCGCTACACCCTCCGCCCTGTACAAATGTACGTAGTGATAATTGTGGATTGTTCTCTTCAAGCAGTAAATCCTTGATTTTTGCTTTTGCAGATTCGGTGATTGTGATCATTTTGTAGCCCTCGATATGATATTTATCAAAGGATTTTATAACCTTAATGTAAATACATTATGTATTTAGGAACAGAACTTAGACAAAACTACTATGTACGCACTAGTACGTGCGGTATGACCCATACCTATAGCCGTAAAAAACGTGTGGTTATATTTAGGTGCGACAGTTGTCAAAATCTATTTCATAGGGATAAAGGTGCCATGGATCCCAAGCGTTTAAACGACAACTACTATCATGTGTGTTCTGAGTGTGATGCCAAGAAATTTGCACAAAGCAAAGGTGTAGAAAGCCGTAAAGTATGGAGTATTCCTGCCAGTAGTCTCAAGACACTCGACCAACTCTAGAGCCAATCATGTTCCAATTCATGATTCTCCAGATATTGTGTAGGTAATCTTTCTTGTCAGCTTGATAGTCCAGAGCCCAGGCATGCTCCCACCAGTCCACCAGCAGTATGATGTCCATTCTGACTTCGTGATTTTTAATGGTTTTGATACTGCCATCTCTTGCTAGATACACCCATCCGCTACCCTGTATTTTCATAGCAGTTTTTTCAAATTGTTCTTGCAAATTTCCAAAGGACTTGTAGTGCTTGTTGATAAAATTCAAAGCTATATGATCGGGCTGGTTATTGTTCGTGGGATGCTGAAATTGTCTAAAATAAATGTCATGCAAAAAAGCGCCAGCTTCGTTGAAGTCAGGATCGCCCTCACCTTTGTTGTATCGATCCACATAGCCCTTGTACAATTCTCCATAATGATAGTCCAATGTGGCTTTGCTTTTTACGGGTGCCAGTGCAGTTCTGCTGTAAGGCAAGGGTGTCTGCTCCAAAGTCAAGGGAGTTTTGCCTTCATTTAGGGAAATATGCCTGATAAAATTATACATGACAGTATTTATCGGTATCTTGGAGCAACAATAAAGTTAACGCTCAACACATATCTTGTGTCCAAGGAACGATTGATATCCGATTTGTGGGGTAGCCATCCGGGGAACAACACAAAATCTCCAGTAGTTACTTCTACGGGCTTCCATATCTCCTTTGATAAATCATCACCTTCGGGATAATAATTCCAATGGTATTCTAAAGGGTTGCGTACTAACAAATGTCCGCCATGTTCAGGCGCTTTGATATAATATGTAGCAACAAATGCAGTGGCTCTATGCACATGCTCATCGGTCCATGCACCAGGTCCGTGACGATTGATCCAGCTTAGATCCACAACATAGTTCATACTGGGCAGACCCCAGTTGGCAACTGCTTGGGTAATTCTAGGAGTCATCCAGTCTCTTAAACCAGCGAACTCGTCCCAAGCAATGGGCCCAAGACTGTTATTTGTTTTTGAATCTCTCACACTGCTAACACCGCCATCCTTTTCAAGGTATGTGTTAGACGATGCACACTGATCGAGGATGGGATTTATTTTATCGATGATACCGCTGTGGTCTAATCCACCAAAGTTATCTTTGTAAATTATCGGGCGCCATGGGTCCACTGAAGTTAGCATTAACGGTATCTCTCCAAGTAGTGTGTTCTGTATTCTGTGAAGTCAGGTGTTAAGTCATAGTCAGACAACTTGATCAATAGATCATTGTATTGCTTATCAGTCATGTCTCCCCAACTTCTATGATTTATACTGGTCCACTTGTGTGGTTCGTGTATGCCAACAAAGTCAAAGAATTTTTCAAAGTCATGGTCAAATGTGGTTGAATCGCGCAAGTACGGCCCTGCCCAATCATCGGTTTTGCAATGACATGTATCAAACAATCCCTTAGTTTGTGCCCACAAGTAATACAGTATAAACTCACTTTTTCCAGGTATGGAATTAAACCATTTGGCAAACTCTCTTTGACCTGAAAAGTTTTCAATCAAACTGTTAACTAGACTCGTATTCAAATATATCGGAGTACATATGGACATGACGTCGTCGCTGGGTTCCAAATTGCTGATCCCAAACAGCTTTGCGTAACTGTCCCAGGTGGTCCTGGGCATTGAAAAGATGCCAGGACGATATGGTATTTTATCTTCTAAAACAGTATCAAATTCTTTTATCAAGAAATTCTGACTGTCCAATACAAGATAGGCATGTTGCGGTATTTTATCCGCAACTATCAACTTTAGTATTTGTTGAGTGACCCAGCCACTGCTCCAATTGTTAACTTTGCCATTCGTCCATAATGCCCACTGTACATCAAACTCGTCCCTACAAATTACAATTAAATTGTGCTGTGCATAGTAGTGTTTTATGTTCTGATCAAAATATTTAAACCATGCAGTTGTATCGGATTCGTTCACTATAATATATACATCGTGTGTTGATGTCAAATGTTGCTGTATACTCTGAGCTTGCAATTCCAACAAATGCAGGTCTCTAGCGCAGGTTATAGTTACTAAAGGTATTTTTTGCATAGTACTATATATCTATAAATACGTACATAACGGAGATTTTATTATGTTACACTATATCAAAAAACTATTTGGAATTAAACCAGCCGCTGAAGCTCAAGTGGAAGTGCCTTACAAGATAGAAACGCCTGTGGCTGAAACAGCTTCGGCTGCCATGGTTGAAAGTATCGCACCAGCCAAAAAGAAGCCAGCCGCTAAAAAAGCACCAGCTGTTAAAAAGCCACGTGCTCCACGCAAACCAAAAAGTGAATGAACAAAATCCAAGTAGTAGATGATTTTTACGAGGATCCAACTGAGATCCTCGATCTACTAAAGAATGATTATCCAATTATCGGATGCGGTAGCGGTAAGCGTAGTGTGGGACTACAAGATCTGTCCTTGGCGCATTTTTGGAAATTTAGAAAAGCCATCTATAACATGCACGGATTGGATGGCAGAACTGTGTTCATGAATACATTTTTTATGCAACATGAGTATAAACCAATTGAGGTTTTTAACCACAACTGGGTACACATTGATGGTAAAAATCCAGATGCTTGCAGAATGACCACAGCGGATTATAAACTTGTTCTATGCGGGCAAGTGTTTTTAACACCAGACCCAGACCCAGATTGCGATTTAGAAATATGTCGAGTACGTCCAGAACTAAATTGGTCCAGGCAAGAACTAATAGATAGAACAATCAATGACTATACTAATCCCATGGAAGATTTACAACAGGGCAAGATTAGTCAATCAGAGTTTGAACAAGTGCATGACAAATACCATAATAATTTTATAACTACAGAACTGATTAAAAACAAATTCAACAGACTGGTAACTTGGCCCGCTGGCATACTGCACGGTGCTAGACAAAATAAAAATATGCCTCGTAGATTAACACAATACTTTTTTGTGCAAAGCACAGGCGCTTTAGACACATGGCCGGAATAACTGTAATACCAAATATAGCAACTGCTGAAGAAATCAAATCTCTAATCGATGATATGCTTCCTAAAGTTAGTGAAAAGAACATGGTGTATTTTGCCAATGTTGACTCTAAGGACGGAGTTAAAAAAGCAAACTGCGATAACCATCCCACTGTTGATGCTATCTTAAATCGACTGTCGTTTACTCGAGACAATTTAGATATTGCCACCTTCTTATGCTATCCAGCAGGTGCATTTAATCATCCGCATGCTGATAATGCCACAATGGAAAACG